GGCGGCTTCCGCTCAGTCCGTTACATATGACGCGGATTTGTCGGCTTGGACAGAGTTTAACAGCGGTGATGAACTTGAGCTGACAAACGGTCAGAAGATAACCGTTGCCGAAGTGACGGCTGACGGTAAGGCACGTAAGTCGGGTAATGCGACAATTGTGTCAAAGGCGTAAAGAAAATTAACAAGCTAAAAAAGAAAGGATGAATTTATTATGGCAGACAGAACAATAAAAAAGCCTATGCCGAGAGTGGGCGTAGACAAATACACTATTTTTGAGGTTAAGACCGATACGGCAGAGGGAACAACCTACGGCGATGCGGTTACAATCCCCGGTACGGTAGAAATTGCACCGACCGATAACGGCGCGACAGATACGTTTGACGCTGACAACGGCGCGTATTTGGTAGAGGATTATCTTGAAAAGCTGGGTCACGAAATCACAAATGCGGATATCCCGCCCGAAGTTGACGCGATGATGCGCGGCGTTGAACTGAAAAACGGCGGCGTAGAAGTGGGAAAGAAGACAAAAGCACCGTACTTTGGCGTTGCGTGGAGAATTGAACTGGCAAACGGCAGCTATCGCCTTGTAAGATATTACAAGGGTAAGTACGGATTTGCTTCACCCGTGGGCGGAAAGACCAAGCCGAGCGAGGGCGCGGCGGAAAAGCAGACCGCAAAGGCGACCTATTCTGTTGCGGCGAGAGATTTTGACGATAATTATTATTACTATATCGATACGGATAATCTCCCCGAGGGTGTGGATGAAGCCACGGCGATTGAAAAGTGGTTTACAGATATGAATTGGTATCCGTCAAAAAACTGATAAACCCCGTCAGCGGAAATTCGTTAAATGACGGGGAAGGCACAGAAAATAAGGCGGTTTTGACTGCGGCAAAGACAAGCCGCGCGAAAGTTAAAAAGGCTGCGGCGGATGAGGAGGAATAATATATGGCGGCTGCAAAACAGCAGACGCTTTCCTTTGAGGTCAGGGGCGAGGTCATTGTATCGCGCCCCTTTGACTTTGAAGCGATGTGTCTTATGAACGATATACATACACAGCCGAACAGGGGGAAATATTCAATTTGTATGAACGCTGTTCCGTATATGTTTGAGGGGACAAAAGTAACAAACGAGGTGCTTAAAAACGCAAGTGTCGAAGAGATGACAAAGCTTTGCGATGATTTGTGGCAGATGTATAACGATGTGATTGTGGGTATATCGAAAAAGAAATCAAAAAACGTGCAAAGTCCGGCGGAGGATTAAGAAATATTTATTCAGCGATGTTTAAATATTTTCATCTGCTGCCGGGCGAGGTTTCCGAACAAAAGCCCCGACTGCTTTTTAATATGCTTGACGGGCTTGACAGCACGAATGATGAGGAAAGCGAAATCCCCGAAGAATGGGGATGGTTTTACGGCAAATAAAAACGATATAAAGAAACAGCCGCACCTATAGCGGTACGGCATTCCTTACAAATTATCCTTAATATAAATTATATCATAGTAAAAGCAAATTGTCAAGAACGGAATTGGATATTATACGTCTGCATAGGCAGGCGCTTTTTTATACACAAAATCAATGAAATGAAGGTGGAAAAATGGCAGATGCGGAATTAAGCGTCAGAATATCGGGCGACGCGAGCGATTTGGAAAGCGCAATAAGCGGCGTTGAAAAAAGCCTGAAAGGTTTGGAAAAAACAACGGCTAATGCAACCAATAAAGTAAATAAAGAGACAGAAAAGACTGCAAATGCGTGGAAACAAACGGGTGAGAAATTAAAGAATGTCGGAGAGGGGATAGATACGGTAACAAAGCCCATTCAGCGGCTTTCGACCGTTACTGCCGCGGGGGCTGTTGCTTCGGCAAAGTTTGCAATTGACTTTGAAAATAATTTTGCGAATGTTGAAAAAACGGTTGACGGTACGGACAGTCAGTTAAAAAAGATAAAACAGGATATAATCGATATGACGACCGTCGGGATAAACGGTCACAGCGCGATACCTCAGACAACGGCTGAACTTACCGAGCTTGCGGCGGCAGGCGGTCAGCTTGGTATCCAGACCGAGAACATCAGCAGTTTTACCGAAACTATGGCGATGATGGGAAGCGCGACAAACCTTGCGGGCGAAGAGGGCGCAAAAACCCTTGCGAGGTTTATGAATGTAACCGCAACATCACAGGATAAGGTGCAGAATTTAGGCTCGGCAATAGTTGATTTGGGCAATCACTTTGCTACAACCGAAGCCGAGATTGCGGATATGGCGATGAATATGGGTGCTACCGGCTCGGCAGTCGGAATATCCGCGCAAGATATTCTTGCATATTCAACCGCTTTGTCATCGCTCGGCGTTGAGGCGGCGGCAGGCGGAAGCTCGGTATCGCGTATATGGATGGATATCCAGTCGGCGGTGTCATCGGGCGGTAAAGCGCTTGACGCATTTGCGAAGATATCGGGTAAGTCTGCAACGCAGTTCGCCGATGACTGGAAGAGTAATGCGTCGGGTGCGTTTAAGGATATGTTGACAGGGCTTTCAAAGTCAAAAGACCTTGTAGGAGATTTGCAGAAGTTAGGATTTGAAAATATCCGCGACCTTCAAGCATTACAAAAACTTGCGGGGCCTCAGGGCATACAGCTTTTAAATGATGCGCTTGACCGCTCAAACAGGGCGTGGGGCGAAAACACAGCACTGCTAAATGAGTTTGAAAAAAAGGCAGGGACGACCGCAAGCCAGTTAGAGGTGACCAAAAATAATTTGATTGAGGCAGGGCGTTCTGTCGGCGAGGTGCTGTTACCCGCCGTTAACAGCGGAGCGGTTAATGTAAAAGAGTTTGCACAGGGAATAGCAAAGATGAATGATACACAGAAGCAAGCGCTTGTAACCACGGGTAAGTGGGTTATAGGTCTCGGCGCGGCTTCAAAGGTGACGGCTTCGGGCATTAAATTTGTCGGAAGTATGGCAGAGGGTGTGGCTAAGATTAAGCAGTTTGCGCCCGCGCTTGCCTCTGTCGGAAGTGTTGCCCCGCAGGCGGCACTTGGTATTGCGGCTGTAACAACCGCCGTTGTGGTCGGGAAAAAGGCGTATGACGCGTGGTATAAATCACAGTATAGCTGGACAGAGGGGCTGGCGGAACAACAAGAGAAAATCCGTAAGTCGATGAACAGCTATAAGCAATTATCCGATATACAAGGGCAATTAAAAAATTATCGGCTTATAATTGAAAATCCCGAATCAAGTCAAGAACAGGTCGATAATGCAAAGGCAAAGATTGAAGAAATTAAAAAAATTCTGTCGGAAGAATACAATTTGGTTATAAAGTCTGATAACTCGAATCTTGATACAGCGGTTGAGGATGTAAAAAAGCTGTCGAAAAACGAACTTATTGAGAACTGGACAAACCAACAGGAAAGATTGACGGAATTACAGGGTAAGTTCAATGATTACCAGAAGAACTATGCCGAGGCTTATAAAAAATACGAAACGGCTCTGACGGATAAAAAAAGATACAGTGATGCGCGGCGCGAAATTTCGGAATTGAAACAAAGCGGACTTGAGACGAGCGAGTATCTTGAAAAACTGCGGGGGATTCTTTCAGATGCAGGGTTTGATGCAAAAGGTACAACAGCAAACAATCTGTTGGCTCTTGAACGTCAACTTGATGAAAAATTCAGGTTGTCAAGTAAAAATGTAACCGAATATAAAAACAAGGTAGATTCTCTTAATGCTGCTAATAAGGAATACATAGCTATATCGACCGAGATGGCAAACTGGGCATCAGAGGGAATAAGTATGGCTGTACAAGCGGGCGATACAAAAGAGGTAAGTGAATGGTTTGACGCGCTTGCGGACGCGGTTAATCGCGCAAAACTAAATATGCACGATTACGCACAGATAGCCGCAGAATCATTCAATGGCATAACGTGGGACGAAGCTTTTAAAAAGGGCGGCGATGACCTTAACAATATGGTGAATGACTATATAAGGTCAATGCAAAAATTCGGGGCGGCGAACAGCGAAGTTGCCAAAGGTGCGGCTCTTTTGAAAAACGGATTTAAGAGCATAAATGATATTCCGAAAGACAACAAAAAAGCCTTTGAAGCTGTATCAAAGGATATGACGGACTTTGCCCGAAACTTAGGCGCAATAGACGGCAACCACAGCATAAAGATAACAGCAAGCGGTGATATACAAGTATTGGACGATATATCGGGCAAGATACAGGAAATACAAACCTCAAACGGAACAACCGTAAAAATTACAGCTGAGGGCGATGTGTCTGTACTTGATAATGCAGGAAATCAAGTGCAGTATCTTGAAGGTATCGGTGCGGTATCTCTACAAGTAAATGCTAATGGTAATATAGATGTTCTTAATGAAGCGGGCGAGAAGGTTGCAGAAATACCAAAGGAAGTAGATACTACAACAACGGTTAAGATGGCAGTAGATAGTGCGGAGGTTGATAATTATCAGCCTGACGAGAAAACGGGTACAGCCAAATACGGGGTTGATAGCTCATCGGTTGATAATTGGTCTCCGCCAAATAAAAACGCAATTGTATTGTATAAAGCCGTTGTTGAGGGTGAACCTAAAGCCAAAGGCACGCGGAACTTTGAGGGCGGTTTGGCGATGGTCAACGACCAAAAAGGAACCTCCGACCCGCGCGAAATGATAGAGGTCGGCGGTAAGGGCTATATTTTTGAGGGCAAAGACGTTGTGCTTCCGCTGCCAAAGCACGCAAAGGTCTATACGGCAAGCCAAACAAAGCAGATGATGAACAACGCGGGGATTCCGCGGTATGCAAACGGCAAAAATAATAAGGCGTGGGAGAATGCAAAAGCCAATTGGGCGCATTATACAAAAATCAACAATGTTTCAGCGATTGAGCAGCTTGAACATTGGGATAATATGATGATTAAGTTTAAAAATGACGCGGAGGTCATAAAAGAGATTCAGGAGGAAATCGTTGCCTCGACAAAGGATATGTGGAATGAGGATATAACCACGATGCAATGGTTTCTTGATATGGGTATGGACACCCAAGAGCATTATTACCGTTGGCTTGAGGATTACAGAGATGAGCATTTTGAGGGTGATGAAGAGCAATGGCGCAAGGCTACGCTTGAGCTTCATAAATGGAAAAAGGAACAGGCTGAAATGCTTAATACCGCATCGGAAGAGTATATAAAGCTTCATTCCGCGATTAACGACTGGGCGAGTGTGGGTGACGGCCCTCTTGCCGCATTTGAGCGCGTGCGCGAGCGAATGCGAATAAACGTTGAAGACCACCTGTATACCGAAGAGGAAGCAAACGAATATTTAAAACAGCTTGGCTCTGACTTATACAGCACATATGCCGAGGACGCGGACAACTGGATGCAGCACGAGCGCGACTATAACGCGATGTCGGTTGAAGACTACGCCGCGGCGCTTACACGAAAGAAAAATAAACTAAGCGAGTTTTTAAGCAACGGTATCGGCGAGTATACACAGTATGTAGAGGACATTCAAAAGCTTGACGAACGGATTATGAGCGCATACGCCGAAGGTATCACCAACTGGAGAAACGACGCGGATTTTTACCAAAGGCAAGCAGAGGTTTTCGGCTGGGGCTTTAACGGGACAGGTCACAAATCGGCTGAAGAATTTTGGCAGGCGCGGCTTGATAAAGAGCTTGAAAACGCCGCCGACACAAATCTTTCGGAAAATGAGCGACAGTCGGCTTTACGTTATGCCGATGAAGCAAGAATGGAAATATATAAGGCACGACAGAATGCCCTTGATGAAGAGCTTGAAAAGTTCAGAGATTCGATTGAAAACATACGCACAGAGATGGACGATGAAGTCCAAAAAATCCGCGACAGCTGGACGAAGGAAGACAGAACAAAAGACATCACCGAGACCGAACGTCAGCTTGCACTTTTCAGAAACGCTCAGACCAAAGAGGGTATGGACAAATACAAAAGTCTGCAAGATGAGCTTTTGCAGCTTCAAAGAGAAGAACAGATAGCCGATATAGAAGCCGATAACAACGAGCGGCTTGTTGAACTTCAGATGCAGTATGAAAGAATGGAAAGGGCAAAAATTGACGAGCTTGCGGGGCTTAAAGATGAAGTGTTAAACTACGGCGGAATATCCAAAATTATGAGTGACAGCCGCGAGATAGCCGCCGCGGCAAATGAAAATATCGGCGGAATAATAGATTCGATAGAAAGCTTCGGAGAGACATTCAGCAGCTTTAAGAATGAGCTTTTTGAGCATATGGAGGCTCAAAATACGGGCAATGTTACATACCATACTTATAATACATCGCAGAATATAAGCAATAATATAAGAGATTCGGCGGACGCGGCGGCAACGTGGCTTAAAGCGGCTTCCAATCTGCCGATGAACCGATACGGACGCAGGGGGTGGTAAAATAATGGCAATGTACGGAATACGCTTCCGCGGTGTGCACAGCAGGGACTTGGGGCTTGTTTCAAAAACAAAAACACGCCCCGCCGCGCCGCCCGTGCGTACGACAGAAGAAACAATATTATATCGTGACGGTAATCTTGACTATAGCGAGCAAGGCGGACGTTTGTTTTATGACGATAAAATAGTTGAGGTTGAATTTGTTGCGATAGAAAACGAGCTTAGAGACACAAACTTATTGATTTCAAAGGTGGTTCGGTGGCTGTGCGGTTCGTGGGGGGATTTGATTTTTGACGATATGCCGCTTGTTAAATGGCGAGCAAAACCGATTAGCCTGTCGGAGGTTTCGACAGAATTGTATCGGGTAGGACGATTTACGGTTCAGTTCAGATGCAGACCTTTTAACAATCTTCTTTTCGGCAGTCTCGGGGCAGAGCTTGACAGCTTTATACCGCTTGATACGCGAATCCCTCTCGACTGGGGCGCTGACAATGTATTTGATATGGACAGTGTGGGGACATATACGTTTAAACACACAAATTTGGGGGATGTTGCGGCGCGCCCCAAAATAATTATCGTAGGGGATACGGATACGGGAAGCCATACAATCACAGTTAAAATAAACGGTACGGGATTTACTTTAAAATTTCCGTCAGCGTTTCCGCTGAACGGAGGAAAGACGGCGGTCATTGACTGTGAGGAATGTGTAGTAACGTGCGGAGAACGCGATATAACGGCGTATTTGGCGGCAAGTGATACCGACTTTCCCGATTTTCCCGAGCTTCAGCCGGGAGAAAACACAATAACGGTTGATACACAGATAACGGGACAGCTTCAGCTTGACTATAATATGCCATATCTTTACGGAAGCAATGATTTAAGAGGTGATGACGATGCGTAATTACATAAGAGTATATCCGCACAGCGAAACGGAGTTTGAAAACGGAGGACTTGGAATAATTCAGAATGCACGCGATGTATGTATAACTCAAAATACTTCGGGAGAGTATGATTTAGAGTTTACTCTGAACCCTGCGGACGAAAAAATGAAGATAGTCAATCCCGAAAATATTTGCGTCGCGGACGGGCAGAGGTTCAGAATCAAAAAAGTAGATGACGACAAGGTCTCGGCTGTCGGAATTTATCAGGACGCGGCTTTTCATCATATACAGCACATAGACGATATGATAGGCAAATCCCCGCGCGAAATTATGTGCAAAATATTTGAGGGGACACCGATTGAGGTAATGTCGGAATCGGCTGTCCGCGTCCTTGGAATGGAGTGGGTAACGGACTTAACCGACTTCTTCAGCGTATCAAAAATTACGCCTTTGGGGGCGATAGATACATTAATTGAAACGCTTGAAAAGTATCGACATCATTGCGAAGTATATATCGATAACCATAAAATTGCACTTGTCAAGCAGATAGGAACAGACAGAGGTGCACGCATTGACACCGCCTATAATGCAAAAGAAATAAAAATAACCCGTGATACAACAGAAATGATTACTAAGCTTTTCCCGTACGGAAAAGAAGACTTGCATATAGGAAGTGTGAATAACGGCACTCAATATATTACAAGTGAGAATTTTGACATTTATAAAAAGGAGGGCTATCAGGATTTTGACGAAATAGAAGAGGCTGATGAACTTTTGGAGGCGGCAAAATGGCTTTTTGATGAGAATAATCCCGATAGAATAGATGTTCCGAAGTACAGTATAAACACAAGCTATGCACAAAGAAAAGATAAAGAAATACGGCTTGGCGATATTGTGACGGTTATCGACAGGGATTATAATATCCGAACCAAACAGCGCGTGATTGAGGTTAAGATATATCCGTTTGAACCAAACCGAAATGAGGTGACGGTCGGCAGTCCTCCGACAACGCCCGCAAGCGTATTTACGGGAATGGCAAAAACGTCAGCCAAGTATGAAAATACGATAAACGCAAAAGGCGAAGTTAAACCCTCTTGGCTTGAAAATTTGCAAGGCGGCTATAAGACAGAGGTCAACAAGTCTATTGCAACCTCGGCAAAAGAAACGCGGAAAACCGTAATACACGATTACGGCGATATTTGGGTTAATCCGAATAATAAAAATCAGGCGCTTGCGTTAATCGGCGGAGTAATGGCAATGGCAAACGGAAAAGATTCAAACAATGATTGGGATTGGACGGCTTTCGGCGATTGGACAGGGTTCACGGCAAGCGTAATTAACGCGGGAATCTTAAACACATCAAAGGTTGTTATAAAATCCGATGACGGTAATACACAGCTGTCGGGCAATTTGCTGAAGATGAAGGATTCGGACGGTACGGTCCGTTTAAAACTTGGTCTTGATTACGGGAGGTATGTCTTTACGCTATTCGACAGTTCGGGGCGTTCTGCCTTGTCGCTTAACGATGACGGCGACCTTGAAATGAAAGGTGCGCTTGACACAACCCGACCCGAAGAAGGAGTATGCGGATACATAATCAACGGAGAAAGAATCACAGGATATAAGTTTAAAGGCAATAAATATGTTTTTCACGGGTTATCGACAAATTCCGATGAATACGGCTCGCATTTGCAATTGTATGTAGAGGGTAAAAAGGCACTTCATATACATTCGTTTGAAGAAGACGGAGTAAGAAAGACGGCATACGCTGTAAACAATACAACTGATGAAAAAATGTCTTGGCGTGCGTTTGAGGTTACCGAAGGAGCGGAACGCGCCACAACAAAGTGTTGGGGTGACTGGGATTTTTCGGACGCGGGCATAAAAGCGGCGAATAAATATGGCGTTACAGGAGAAGTGAGCGGCGGCGGAATGTCAATGACACTCGCAAACGGAATCGTTGTTGGCGCAAGCTCTTCGGGGTTGACGGGCTATACGGGTGTTTTGTCGGTAAACAATATGAAGATACATATAGTAAACGGTCTTATAACGGATGTCGGATATACCAATTAACAAAAAACGGAAAGGAATGATATAAAATATGTCGGATAAATATATTCCCAAAAAGGCGGCAAGCGGTAAAACGTATTTAAGAGATTGGTGGAACGCCGTCACGGAAGCTAATTTTACCACAATATTTTCTGCGTTTAGCAAACATATAAACGGAAGCGCGGACAGACATAAGGCGGATGAAATTGACTATTCGGACAATGTAACTGTTAAAACAAAAATTGATACCAAAGTTGATAAAATCAGCGGTAAAGGGTTATCCACCAACGATTATACCAATGCAGAAAAAGCCGAGGTTGCAAAAATCAAGGATAAAGTAGATAAAGTTGCGGGCAAAGGATTGTCCGCAAACGATTACACTGATGTGGAAAAGGCGGAAGTCGCAAAGGTCAAGGATAAAGTCGACAAGGTCAGCGGAAAAGGCTTATCCACCAACGACTTTACTTCGGCATATAAGACGAAGCTTGATAATCTTGACGCAAACTTGAATAACAAAGTCGACAAGGTCACAGGTAAAGGATTATCAAAAAACGATTTTACCGATGACTACAAGGCGAAGCTTGATAATCTCGATACAAATATATCCGAGACACTTGCGGGCAAGGCGGATAAAACAGAGGTTTTAACAAAGACCAACACGGCCGCATTTACGCCGACAGCTGACTATCAGCCTGCAACAAAGAAGTATGTTGATGACTTGGCTTCAAACAAGGGCGGCGGCGATATGATGAAGGCCGTCTATGACCAGGACGCAAGCGGAACGGTTGACGATTCGGACAAGCTTGGCGGTCAGTCTCCGTCTTATTATGCAAAGGCAAGCGATTTAACGAACAAAGTGGACAAGGTCAGCGGTAAAGGGCTGTCGACCAACGATTTTACTTCGGCATATAAGACAAAGCTTGATAACCTTGACACAAATTTAAGCGGTAAGGTCGATAAGGTTACCGGCAAGGGACTGTCGGCAAACGATTTCACTGCTGCATACAAAACCAAGCTTGACAACCTCGATACAAACTTAAACAACAAAGTCGATAAGGTCAC